TTTAGCCCTAGCCCATTCACGATGTCGAACACTTTACTTGCTCGTGTTCGTGGCTTACTTGCACCTTACTTAGATCCTCGCTCGATGGTTGGCTAACCATGGTCGCAGCAATATCAACTCTTCGCGCTACAGTCGCGGCAGCTCTAGTAGATAACACAATCTGGTCGGTGTTTAGTTTCCCACCAGCAACTCCTATTGCTAACAGCATTGTGGTCTCACCTGCTGACCCTTATGTCACACCTAATAACAACAGTCGCAACACTATTGCGCCTACAGCCAATTTTTTACTAAACATCTTCGTGCCACTTCTGGATAACGAAGGAAACCTCAATGGTATTGAAGAGATGCTAGTTGCTATGTTCAATAAACTAGCGGCATCTTCTATCGTCTATAATGTAGGAGATGTGAGCGCACCAAGCGTTCTCAATGCTGCAACAGGCGATCTCTTGACTTGCACAATGCAAGTCTCAATCCTTACGAGTTGGAGTTAGATATGTCCGATTGGGAAAAAGAAAACGCAGCCTTTCTCGAAAAGATCGGGCAAACTGCACCAGCACAACCAGCACCAAAACCTACTAAGAAAGATGAGGAATAAAAGATGGCCGTATTTCTAAATAATGGCGTAGTAGTCACCGTCAATGCGGTCGATCTAAGCGACCACGTTTCAAGCGTAACCCTCAACCGTACATTCGATGAACTCGAAGTAACAGCAATGGGAGACTCAGGACACAAGTTCGTTAAGGGTCTTGAAGCATCATCTGTAACTATTGACTTCTTCAATGACACAGCAACATCGAAGGTTCTTGCAACACTTCAGGCTGGTTGGGGAACATCCACAACTGTGACACTAAAGCAGACATCAGCTGCGACATCAGCAACAAACCCACTTTACACAATGTCTTGCCTAATCAACGGCACAACAGACATCAACGGTGCAGTCGGCGATCTAGGAACTCAATCAGTTACTTGGACAGTCAACGGCACAGTAGCAATTACCACTTCATAATCTAATAGAAAAGGGCTAAAGAATGGCAAAACTAAAGATAACAAGAGTTGGTGGAGAAGTATCTGAGCATCAGGTAACTCCATCAGTGGAGATGGCTTTCGAGCGTTACGCAAAGAAAGGCTTTCACAAGGCCTTTCGTGACGATGAGAAGCAGTCTGATGTCTATTGGCTTGCTTGGGAATGTATTCGACGTTCAGGTGAAACGGTAAAACCACTGGATGACTTCGTAGAGACACTCGTAAGAGTGGAAGTTCTCGATGATGACCCTTTGGACTAGGGCGTGATTCCTTCACCTATCTCGTTGCTCGTTTGAGTATTGAGACAGGAATCGCGCCACAACATTTGATTGAGTTAGATTCGGCAATGTTTAGAGCAATGCTGGATGGACTCAAAGACAGAGCAAAGGAGATCAGTGATGCCAGTAAGCGTAAAGGGCGGTATTGAACTCCGCAAAGCGCTTCGGCAATTTACTCCTGATTTAGCCAAGGCTTTACCTAAAGAAATGGCTTTGGCTCTAAAGCCAGTCGTTCGTGATGCTCGCGGTTACCTGCCTAGTGAATCTCAAATAATTTCTAACTGGTCAGTCTTTGGCAAACAGATTACTGCTCAAAGTTCTGCATTCTCTAATGCCAAGTTTCCTAAATACGTTGCATCGGTTGTCAAATCAAACGTAGGGTATAAAACAACTCCATCGAGACCTAACTCTCGTGGATTTCGTTCTTTGGCACAATTGTTCAATAAGACAGCTGCTGGTTCTATCTATGAAACTGCTGGTCGTCGGACACCTAATAGCACGTTTGTCAAAAACATCGACAACAAGTATTCAAGTCAATTCAAAGGCGAAGGAGCATTTGAAGGTCGCGCTCTTTATCGTGCTTATGAGGAAGATCGTGGCAAGGCTCAGGATGGCGTACTCAAAGCCATTGAGAATGCTAAAAACAAACTCAATCAAAGAACTAAGGTGGTCGGCTAATGCCAGTAGTCAAGATTGATCTAGCTGCTGAGTTCACTGGCAAAAAAGAATTCAGCAAAGCAGAAAAAGCCACAGCTGGACTTAGCCGTTCTGTCAAGCAATTAGGTGCAGCCTTTGGTCTTACCTTTGGCGCTCGTGCATTGGCTAATTACGGTAAGGGCGCAGTCAAGGCTTTCGCAGCCGATGAAAAAGCTGCACGATCTCTTGCGTTGCAACTAAAGAACACAGGCAATGCTTTCGCTGCGCCACAGGTAGAAGGCTTTATTGCTAACCTTCAAAAGACCACTGGCATCCTTGACGATGATTTACGTCCAGCATTTAGAACATTACTCACAGCTACTGGCGATGTAGCCAAGTCTCAGAAAGCACTCAACCTTGCCTTAGACATTAGTGCTGGTACTGGTAAAGATTTAGGCGCAGTATCCATGGCACTTGCCAAGGGATTTGGTGGACAAACTACAGCTCTTAGCCGCTTAGGTGCAGGTCTCGACAAAGCCACTCTTGCTAGTGGCGACATGGACAGAATTACAAGCATCCTTACTGCAAAGTTTCAAGGTCAGGCAAAAGAAGCGGTAAAGGGTTATGCAGGTCAAATGGCTCTGCTTACTGTTGCTACTGAAAATAGCAAAGAGATTATTGGCGAAGGTTTGCTTGATGCTCTAACTTCGATAGGCAAAGACAACAGCGTTGCAACTCTTGGATCACAAATGGAGAACGTAGCAACACAGACTGCAAACGTTGTTCGCGGTATTGGCGTACTTATTGCCAAAATCAAAAGCATTCCTGGTGTTTCAGCGCTGACTGATTTAGTTACATCAACTTCACTTGCTGGCCAAGCACTTGGCGCACTTGGTAAAATGGGCGCTCAATCAAAGACTCAAAAAGGTTATGGCAGTTCTAACACTTTGGAAAACTTTGTTGCAGCAGGTGGGGTCATAAAGAAAAACACTATTGCCATCAAAGACAATACAAAGACAGTGATAGCCAAAACTCAACTCGATAAATTAGCCGCTAAGTTTGACGTAGAACGTATTGGACTTTATGCCGCATTAGCCAAGGCAACAACTGAGGAAGAAAAGGCTCGCATCCTTGCCAAGATAGCCATCGTCGAATCAAACGAGGCCGCTGCCACTGCACTCAATAAACTATCTTTTGCAGCTAAGAGCGCCACTGATGCATTTACTCGTTATGCAGAAAACGCCACAATAATTATCGGACAAGGCAAATACGCCATACAAGCGCCACAAGGATTTGCGCCTAATCAAATGTCCAACGCTGCACCAATGCCAGCCACCAATATGCCAGTCAATCCATCTGGCAGTAATGAAATCACTATTGGTCAAGGACAGTATGCAATCCAAGCACCATCAGGATTTACAAATCCAGTAATCAATGTTCAGGTTCAAGTCGCTGGTGAAGATGTTGCAGCTGTCGTATCTTCACAGCAGGAAGTACAATCACAATCAGGTGGCTCAGGCGGTAGTTGGCGAAGCGTTAGGGTTCTCTAATGGCGTTGCCAGCAACCCTCAATGTTTCCATTAACTTTAGCAATGGGCCTCAATTTGGAAATCCATTCACTCTAGATGATCCGATTTATGGCAAGCTTGGCGGTACTGGCGTTCTTGCTGATAATGCTTCATTTATTCTCGATGTCAGCGATAGTACCGTAAAGATAGACACCAGACGGGGTAGAAACATCAACCAAGACCTCTATGAGGCTGGTACAGCGGTTGTGAGGGTTCTCGACCCTCAGGGGATATTTGACCCCCAGAACGTATCGTCACCAATCTTTGGCCTTATGCAACCACTGCGCAAGATACGCATAAGCGCCACTCAAACATCTAGTTCAAATACTTATTGGATATTCTCTGGATATACAACAGACTATAAATATACCTACCCAGTCGGACAAGAAATTGCCTATGTGGACATCTCAGCAGTAGATGGTTTCCGTTTATTTAACATGTCTAACATTACGACTATCACAGATGGCACTGCTAGTCAGACAACTGGCACTCGTCTAGGCAAACTGCTTGACATGGTTTCTTGGCCATCAAACATGCGCACGATTGCAACGGGCGATTCGACCTGTCAGGCAAGTTCTGTTGATACTAGTGTTAGATCAGTGCTACAAAGTGCGAGGAACATAGAGCAATCTGAGTACGGGGCGTTCTACATGGATGTGCTTGGGAACGCAGTATTCAAGTCTCGCTCTGAGGTCTTAGCCTCTGCTGGCACAACTCCAACAATTTTCAACCAAGACGGCAGTGGTATTAATTATGCGAACGTCACATTCGCCTTTGACGAT